TTCATTTTATATAATATTTAATTATTTTATTTTGGGCGTTTTACACCCTTGAAGAATTCAATCCGCACATCGGATGAATTCTCAAGTAAGTTACCGGTTACAGATTTGTATAGAGCACCCCACAGGGGTGCGTATTCAAATCTTCACGGGTATAAATGAGAAAAGGTGTAAAAAAGGTGGAGCCAAAACTTCAACCTTACCACTTTTAAAATTTTTGTGCAAAATGTTTGGTTCAACCTTTCCCAAAGGTTGAAGTTTTGGTTCAACCTTTCCCAAAGGTTGAAGTTTTGGCTCAACCTTTCCCAAAGGTTGTTTTGCGCAACTTTTCCTAAAAGTTGCTAGGTAGCATACACCAAACCCGCATTTCCACCAATAAACAACACCATATTAATTCGTTCTTCTGTTACGTATAAATCATAATTATATTCATAAATTCTCCAAGTCGGTTTGTTTATTCCAATAATTTCTTTTGACTCAGGATCACATATTGTCAAAACTTGTGCAAGAGGGTCCAACGAAGGAATATTAGTCGTAAACTCCAACTGTATATTTGTAAACCGGTTCATATTTATCGCACCAGAAGGTTGCAAGTCAAGTATCGATGTGTTCAAACAAAAATTATAACAGTACAAACCTTCGGGAGCTGCTCCTGCCGTTCTAGTATATTTTTCAACATAGTTGAACACACCCGCAGGTAACAAATTTTCTCTATACTGGCCATCTAACAATATACCCATAGCAACTAATATTTCTTTTGTATTTTCCATGGTGTACGTACCTGTCGTCATATAACCTGTCAACGTACCGTCAACATTTACACCAGGTCCGATAGTTGTACCATTGCTCAACGTATATGTTCCATAAGTAGGTGCGGGTAGCACATCCGATGGCAAGTAGTTGTATGGCCAATTTGTGTAATTCGTCCATTCATTCCGCAAATTAGCATCACTTCTCTGAAAATAAAACATCCAACTTGATACGAGCCCAATGGAGACTAAGTCTACTTTATTCGGCCCCGTAACATTATAAAACACACTTTCATTGACCTGTTTGAATAAATATTTTTGCTCATTTTTCGCAAATATACGCGACTCATCATTAGATAGAAAACAATAGGTTGACATCAAATAAATATCTGGAAACCACACATTACGTTGATCTAAATATGAATTAATGCCCAAAGTTGTGTCAGGAGGTGTTTGTAAAAATCGGTGCATTTGATTTTGAAATTGATTGAAATTGGGTGCTACGTATGGAAACTTATTCACTGGATCAAAAACATCTCTTATTTTAAATAGTTCAGCAATAGGTCGAAACGTGACATTTATTTGTAATTCATTGTATTGAAGCGAAACTAAAGGAAAGGCCATTTGTGTTTTTAAAGAAAACCACGATCCTAAAGGAATATACAGTTGTCTTCCTCGAATAGAAGGCTCCGCTCCTGCAGGATTTTCGGTATAATACGAACTAGGATAAGAATTTATGCGACTACCAGCGCTGGCTGGATCAACTAGTTCAGGAACATGTCCGATCATTTCATAAAATAATTTCAATTTTTCTGCGCTAAAATCTCTACGCGCCGCATTCAAAATATATGAACCTGAATACTCTTGTAGTTTTTGATTGCCGCAGTTGATTGTAATTTGAGAAATCATCATTGCACCAATATAATCAATCCATTTGAACTCATAAGGCGCCCAGTCTGTATAGGATGTCGTACCATCTGGATTAGTAACTTCTTGAGGAGGTAAAATTGTGCTCCAAATAGATGGTAAATTGACTACGATATAGGTGTCCATCAATAAATCCGCATATCTCGGAACTTTAAACTGAAATGTAGACGTATCAGTTAAACGCAACGTAGTTGAACCCTCAAAGTCAATTCTAAATTTTTGTAAACCGAAATTTGTGTATTTTAAATAAGCTGATTTCCAGAAAGTTTTTGAAGGATTTCCATTTAATATTACATTTTGTTGACCACTTGATACTAAATTTAATAAACCACCGGCCATATTACTTTATATATATATTTGAATTATATATAAATGATTTTAAATTATATTATTTTATGATTATAAAATTATAATATAATTTTTATTTTTTTGTTTTGTTGGAATATTTTTTAGTTTTGTTGGAATATTTCCTACTTTTTTGATGGCGCCTATTTTTCTTAACACTTTTAGCACGCATTTTTGAATACATTTTTCTATATTTTTTACTTTTCCTTCCACCCACTTTTTTATTGTTAATTTTATTCCAATCTGTATTATTTGCAGTATCTGGATCATTGTTTTTTTTTCTGTCTTCTCTATCATAGTCAAGTATTTTAGAGTTCAACAAATTTTTTCTATAATATTCTTCAATGTCGTTGTAGTCTTCTGGAACTTCTAAGTTGTCAACTAATTTATTGTCGACAGTATTGTTTTTTAATAAAATATTACGCCATCTTATCAACGTATCAATTGTCATTTCATTTTTTCTGTAGGCAGTTTCACCGACGTTTTCTATGGAAGACTGTAATAATGCATTGACATAGTCAAGTTGTTCTTGTGGTGTTGCCATTGTTGGGTCGCAGCAGTATTTTCCGTCCATGTATTTTGGATATTGATCTGTATTGCACCCTAAAGACCCCGGTTTTTTTAAATTTCTTAAATATTCAGAAAAAGGAATTTCTGTTTTACTGAATTGCACGTTGGGCCCAGGAATACATTGCTTTTGTGCAGTTATAGAGCTTTCGTCAAAGCGAACATTTTTGTTTGAAAAATTTGACATGTAATATAAAATAAATAATATAGTATAAGTAAATAATATAAAATATAATATAATATAATTTATATTTTTAAATAATATTATATATTAAGTATGGCGACTTCACGATTAGATTTAATTTACAATATGAATGAAGACTTGGCTTCTTTTTTGATTTTAGCGCTTATATTAATAATTATCATTGTATACATTTCATATTTTATTTATACGACCCAACTAGAGACGAAAGAATGTAGTTATTTGAACACTTTGTATCCTTCTATTGATGGAAATATTAAATCGATTTCACCGACCAACAGCGACTGTAGCGGCAATTTATATGATTATTATATTAAAACTGCTTTTAACGCTTGTAGTGGTGGCAGTTATACAAATGACTACGTGGATGTGTGTATACTGAAAAGCATACTTAAACAAGGTGTGCGTTGTTTGGATTTTGAGATTTTCAATATAAATAACAATCCAGTTGTGTCGACTAGTACTACCAACGACTATTTTGTGAAGGAAACATATAACTCTGTTAATTTTAGCGATGTTATGAGTACAATAGCCAATTATGCTTTCTCGGGAGGCACAGTTCCTAACCCTACAGATCCGTTGATAATTCATTTAAGAACGAAAAGTAATGAACAGGCTATGTATACAAATTTAGCGAATATTTTCAAGTCATATGATAATTTGATGTTGGGTAAAAGTCATAGTTATGAAAATTATGGGCAAAATATTGCCGTACAACCACTCACATCATTTATGAACAAAATTATTTTGATTGTAGATAAGTCGAATAACGGCGGGTTTGAAAACAAGGATTTTATGGAATATGTCAATTTAACGAGTAACTCTGTTTTTATGCGGGCATTATCGTATTACGATGTGCAAAACACACCTGATATAAATGAACTGGAGCAATTTAATCAACGTTGTATGAGTATCGTGTATCCGAACGTAGGAACAAATCCAAGTAATCCGAGTGGAGTAACATGTAGAGCAGCGGGTTGTCAAATGGTTGCAATGCGGTATCAATATGTCGACAATTATTTGGAAGAAAATGCCATATTTTTTGATGAAGGCGGATATGCTTTTGTCTTGAAACCTGCCAACTTACGATACACTGAAGTGACAATTTCACAACCCACGCCGCAAAATCCAGCAAATTCTTATCAGACGAGAAATGTTACTACGGATTATTATAATTTTAACTACTAAATCCACCTTTAGAAAAGGTGGAGCCAAACCATCAACCTTTGGGAAAGGTTGTTTTGGCTCCACCTTTTCTAAAGGTGGAAAAAGGTGGATTTAATCACCTTATTGTAAAGTAAACTATCATCTTTAAACAAGAGGTTTATTCTATCTTTATTTTGTTGGTTTAATTTACCTCGTATTTTATTTGATACATTGTTTGGTTTAAATAAACATTTATCATATGTATACCCAAAATATTTCAACATTTTAGGTAAATTATCCAATGTAATAATAATGTCTACATTTTTCGTCCAGTAATTAATTGTTCTATATGGTAAAAATCCTAATATTTCTTCATCTGTCATTTTTGAAACAACTTCATTTAACTGAATATGTTTATCCGTATAAACATATAACAAATGTTTCGGCCAATCGTCT